ATTTAATTGCTGAGAACCACATTACTTTTTATAACCACCTTTTTTCATTTTAACTGGAGGTACATTTGGATTAGGTCCTCTTTTTGGTGGTGGTCCATAACTAACACCACCAGATAGTCCTCCAACTTTATAAGCTACAAAATTAAAAAAATTATCTTTAGGGCTAACTAAAGTTTGATCAATTGGTTTTGTTGCTGCTATAGGTTGAATAGGTTGATTTAAATTTTTATTATCGCCTCTATCTTTTGGACCTTGATTAGTAGGTCCAGTGGTTAACATTTCCCCACCTAAAAAATCATTTTTTCTTGCATCTTTTAAATTTTTTGAATCAAATGAAGCTTTAGATACTTTATTAATTAATGCTCCAGTAGGTGTATAACTAAAAGGAGAGGGAACTTGAAACGGTCCTGGGTTAACTGTAACTGGTGGTGTTTTATTACCTTTGTCTCCACTATTACTTTTAGGTCCTCGTGTAGTTACACCTAATTCTCTAGGTCCTGTTAAATCGCCTTTTCCAGGTCCAGGTCCAGTGCTAAAATCATCTCTCGAAGCATCCATGCCCCCGCCTCTAAATTTTCTAATTTTTCTTTTCATTATTTTTGCTTTCTCATTCTGGCTATTTCAAGTTTCTCCTCAGCAATTCTAATTCTCTCTGCTGCTTGATCCTCGTTGTTTTCTAGTTTCATCTTTTCAACATCTAATCTTTCATCGATTTCGTTTTCTCTAATCTCATTAGAGTTCATATCTTGTTCAGCTTTTCTTTGAATATCAACTGCTTTAAGATCTAGCTCTCTTTCTTTTAATGCAACTAGTGGATCTTTTTGTTGACCCATCGCTTCACCTTGAGCAAGTTGTGTAGTTATCTCTGCAACTCTTTTTGCAATCATTGAAGCAACTCTTATCTCTGCTCCTTCTGGATCTTGTTGTAACATTTGTTGCATTTGAGGATCTTCTTGTAGCATTGCACCAACTTCTCCTTGAGCTTTCATTGATACGTGCTCAGATATGTGTGCTTGTAGAGCAGAATATACTTGAGGATTAATCTGAACCATTCTTGTGGCCATAAATGAAGCGTGAGCTGCGATATGTGCATCATGATCTTGAGTTGGGAATGCTTTTAATGGTTTCTGATATAATGCTTCCATATTCTCGGTTGCTGGATCTTTAGGAACTTGTTTTTCTTGTGGAATAAGTATTTGATCTATATCTTGGGTCCCTAATGCTTCATATACTCTACGATACGCCTCTCTTAAGTTATGCATCATAGGATTTGACATAGCAATCTTTAAATTTTCGTTAGCAAGCGTTACTCTTTGTGCCATACTCATGATATTAGGGTCGGCAACCGGTATTACATCAACTCTATCATCAAAATCAGTTTGTTTTACTGCTTGATCTGCACCATATACTGAATATGGGTAGATGGGTGGTAGATATGTACCAAAAACTTTTGATAATAGTCTAAATTCTCTACGCATTGAGTAGTAACATCTCTTGTGTATTGCGCTCATGACCCTCGAACCACGCTCTAATAGCGAAACTGTAGTACCAACAGCTCTATTTTGTAAATCATTACCCGTATCCATGTTAGTTATTGCTGCAAACTTCTGTCCTGCTTGCACAACAAAGCCCATTAATTGGTATAATGTAGATGATGGCTCCTTAAATGGTAAAATTTGGAACTGATCTTTGATATTTCCACCTGGTGCATCCACATCTCTAAACTCTCCAGGTTGAAATGGTTGATCATCGTCTCTAATTCTAATACCTCTAGACTTAAATCCAGCAGGTAAGTTCGATAATGTACCGGCATCTAACAATTGTCTTAGTGCTTGAGTAGCCGTTCTGCTTAATCCACCAATCATATGTGTTAAACCAAAACCATAAAAGCCTAATCCTGGTAAAAATTTAAAATGTACGAAGTATTCTTTTCTTTTTTTAGTCTCATCATTCATATCGTAGTTACGATAGATAGATAATACTTCGCCTGAACCTTCATCAATGGTTACAATGTAAGGAACCTTAACTTGTTTGTCTGGGTTTTGCATTACAAACTCTTCTAAATTTAAATCGACATGCATTTCAAGAATTTGATATGAATATTGTTTATCTGTTGAAGGGGTTACTCCTTCTAGTTCTTGATATTTTTTTTCAATTTCTGTTGGACCTGCTGCAGTTGGTTTTAATTCTACGTCTCTATAAAATCCTGCTGCTTGTTTTTTTAAAATTTCGTTCTCACCCATTTTAATAACATGAGTAATTCTTTCACAATCCATTAAATCAGTTGCATAGTATGGAACTACTAAATCTTCAGCTGGTATAAATTTTGATACCGCTCTTTGCATTACTTCATCATAATAAACTTTTTTAAATGCAGATCCTGCTAGTGCTAAATAAAATAACAGTTGATCAAATTCTGGAGTGTACTCTTCCATCTCTTCAGTCAACATGTAATTCATAAAATCTTGCACACGTTGTGCTTGATTTATTTTTTCATTATCCTCTACTCCAAGAACTCTAGTTCTTACGGGTCCTTGGGACGGGAGTAATTCTTTATAGGCTTGTGCTTGAAATGATGTAACCGCTTCGGATAAAAGTGGATGAGTCACGGATGCCGAACCTTTGAAGGGTCTCGTCATCGTTGTGTGTTTGATTCCTAATAAATCTAAATTACTAGTATAAGAAGTTTCCCAATCCTTACGTGATACTCTATCTTTTTTATAATCATCTAATAACTGATTTGACATTCGTTGAAGAGTCTCATCAGACATTTCTTCTGTAAGATTTTTAAAAAATTCTTCAGTCTCATTAACAGCTTCTTCAACTGTTGTTGGTTCTTCTCCTTCAATCTCAATATCTAATTCTTCAGAATCGGGAGTTACAACTTCTTCTTCAATTGTTCTTTCAATTTCAGCCATAGTAAAAGCTTAGTATGTTTTTGTCTTAAGTGTACCGTTTAATTTAGTTTTAACTTTAGCTTCACCACCCATATTTAACTGAGTTTTAGGCCCAAGTACAACTTTATTTAAAAAGTTTTTAAGTCCTTTACCAATACCAGTTTCACCTCTTCTTGATTTCATGGCTGTAGAGTAAGCTTCTTTATTTTTAAATTTTTCTAAACCTTTAGTTATTGTTCCATCATCTCCAACAAAAATACTTTTCATATTTCTTTTTGATGGTAAATCTGGTCTACTTAATTTTGTAATACCATCAGTGCCTTTACCTGTTTGACTTGGTAAAAATTTTTTAGTACTTACTTTTGCCATATCTTTACCACCACCAACAGATGTAATCATCTTAGCAGCGTCTGTTTTACCACCTAGCATTCCTAATTTAGAAGCACCAATACCTAGAGCTAAAGCTCCTAATATTTGATTTCTTCTTCTTGATTTTTTTGACATGTCGTCTCCTTTTAATAATATACGTATTTACGTTCTTTATAACTTTTAACCTCATCCTCGTCAGCATAAGTTGTTACAAAAGAACCTTGTCGATATCTTAACATAGCTTGTGTTGTGCTGTCTACATAATCATCATGCTCCCCATGAGGAAAAGCTGCACATTCTTCTATGACTTCTTGAGCCCAATGTTCGTCTCGAGGATAATACACCTGTCCACTCTCAAATATAGGAGAACTAGCATTAACCCTTGAGTGTTTGTCTTGTCCTCTTCCTGGCGTGTAATCCATAACAGGGATACCCATTCTTCTTAATTCTTGTAATAAACTTTGTCCACTTGCTTTAGCTTCTACAATAATTGTCTCTGGTTGCCAATACTTATATTGATCTAACGCTACCATTTTTAATTCTGGAAAATCCCATTTACCTTTGATCGCATCAATTAACATAATAGCATCTGGCTCAGATTCGTGAGGCGTGAATATTCCCCAAGTAGTAATAGCTGAGTAATCGGCAGTCTCTTTTTTACTGAACGCAGTATCATAAGATTGTATAACATGCTTTAATGCAGGAAGATCCTCGGACCACGGTTGCCACCATTCTCTTTTTAATATTGCTCCTTCCTCTGAAGTTGGATTTTGCATGT